CCCCAAGTATTCGGCCTGCCTTGGACAAAAGCGCCGGAACCTATGCCGATGTCGATCACCTGGCCATCGGTGTATTTGTTCACCAGCGCAATGCGGGCTTCATTCAATGACCGGCCCAGTTCGGTGTCAGCCATGCGCACGTATTTATCGAAATACGCAGCGTCGTAAGGCGTTTCCTTGACCGGGAAATAGCCGATGCCAAGCTCCGGCAACCATTGCAGGCGACCGTCAGCGAACTTTGAGAGCATCAGCGACCTTTCCGGACTATTTTCTTGAGCGTTTCATCAAGCTCAATCGGGTAATTCGTATGGTTCTGGATGAACCAGGCTCGCTCCACATCAGGCACATGCCCAATAGGGTCTTTAGGATTCATCCGGCGCCATCTTTCATCGACGTTGTGCACACCACTCGCGAAGAAATCGAAGCCGGTCATGTATACGCTAGCCGGGTTGTACGAAAGCACGTCCAACAGCGCAGCAAATCCGGTTGTCGGCACATGCCTGCCCAGCAGCTCGAAGCCCATCATGAATTCCTCGACTGTCGGCACGTAGGTGTTGCAGAACCACCATTGGTCCCGGTATTCGTAGATGTATCGGAAATCGATCCCGTTAAGCTTGCCGCTTCTTACATGCCATGGCGAATCAATGAATTTGGCGTTCGGGCACTTGCAGATGCAGAGGTAAACTCCATCATCCATCAGTTCATGCCGCGACTTGCGGATGGAGTTGCCGAAAAAGCTGTAGAACACGTCCGTTCGCTTGCCGGTCTCGGGGAACAACTTGTAATTGCTGATCCGGATAACCACATCATGCGAATCTATGAATCCAGGCTCGTTCTCTAGCACCCCGGGGCCGCTACCCACCAGAGCAATCCGCTTGCCTTCTAGCGCCTTACGAACTACCGATTTGTCGCAGAAATTCATCTACAGTCTCCGAAATTCTTCTTACGTCCCAATCGTCCACCGCATGCAGGGAGCTGGGCTTATGCAGCACCTTTTCTGGAGTGATGGTGTTGATGAATGCGCTCTTTGATTCGAGGCCACGACGCGACCACAGGAAGAGGCCGGGCTTGTTCAGGCTCTCCGCGAGCGGAATCATGAATGAGCAGTAACCGAACATGCCTGAAGCTGCTGTGGCTACATCGATCAAGTCAGTAACGCAGGTCTTGTTGCCCAAATCCACGTCAATGCCGGGCAGAGGAAACAGAGCCTTGCCGGAGCCGACCTGCACGATGAGGAAATGTTTTTTCAGCGTGCCCAGCACGGCAAGATATGCTTCCTGCGTCGGCATCAGCTCATCAGCGAAACCGTCATTGCGCCCCATGGGACTGCGGGGCATTGAGACAAGCAAAATCGGCTTACCGAACCGCTTGAGCTGGTTTATCAGCGTCTTGTTTACCGGCTTCCAGTTAAGAACCATCTCTACCGGCTCGTTTATGCCGGCGCGGATGCAGCAATCCTCGAACTGCGATGTACCGGGAACGCTTTTCCGGCCCGTGTAATGGCCGATAATCTTCCCCTGCGACTTCACCAGAGGCGTTGTCGGAACTTTGAGCTGGCTGAATACGGCCGGATAGTCCGTCCCAACAATCAGATCATCGCGGCCTTGCATCAACAGATGCCGCACGATTGGCTGCAGGTAGAGCGCATCACCCAGACCGGAACCACCACGAATGACAGTTTTGGTCATAGTTCAGAGATGTCCTGCTGCCTGAAGCAGGTCAGGGCAGTGCCAGGCGAGCAGTTGATAACCTCAACCCCTTCTATTTCCAGCTCGGTTGCCAACTGGTTGAAGTGGTTTATCCATATTTGATACGGCTGTACCCGGTTGAGCTGCGCCGGATGCTGTCCGAACCAATGCGCCTTGCCCTGAACATCCTTACAGTCGAAGCCGAGCAGAACAATCCGCTTCGCGCCCCACAGGTAGGCCAGATTTATTGCCTGATAGCCAGAATTTCCGCCGAAATGCACGCAATCTCGGCCAAGCCCAGGCTGACCCCTGCCATAGACCCAATTCAGGCTGTATTTGCGATGCGCCTCGATGTCCTGAGTCCACTTCTCGCCGGCGAAGTCAATTTCTTCGTGGCGGAGCTTCCACCACTTCAAATCACAGGCATAGAGAACGTCCGCGAAGGGCGCTCTTTGCCATGTGTCATTGATGACGATTACTTTCCAGGCTTCTTGCCCTTTTTGTCGCCCGTCGAGGCTGTTTCCGCTGGCGCTTCCGCTTGAGTTTCCTGCGTCACTTCCGGTTGCTCCGGCGTCTGCTCTGTCTCGGCCTGCTCGGATGGCTGCTGCGTCAAGTTGTCGCCCGTCGAGGCTGTTTCCGCTGGCGATGATGCAGACTGTTGCTCCATCCCATCGCCTTCCTGTGGCTGGGATGGATTGGATTTTTTTTCAGCATCTTCCTCAGAGGTTTCTGCTTTTGGTGTCTCGTAACGGGCTATGCCCATAGCAACGAACTCCTCTGCGATGTTCTCAGGGCAGAAGAAGCGTTGTTTCTTGTTGACGGATCCGGTCCAGCGGTTAACGAAGCTGGTATTCGCAATTAACCAAACGTGTTCCATTTAACTTTCTCCTGGCGCGGGTAAACACAAGCCCCCTCTTGCGAAGGGGCTTTAATTTACCTGCTACGCTTAGAACGAGCCGCTGATGAAGGCGGACGGACGATAAACCGTCAGCGCCAGACGCTCTTCAGCGAGCAGGGTTGCCATGTTCTTCACGAAGTTGGTGTCGTTCTCGAAGCTGATTTGCAGCGAGGCGTCCATGCGATCCCAGATTTGGGCGCCCATGGCCATTGCGCCGACCAAGAACGTGCCGGAAGCGATGGAGTTCGTTGCAATCACGCGACGGCCCCACAGCTGCGGACCCGCGACCAGTGCCGGATTTGCCCAGATGTACTGGCCGTCAGTCGCTTTGGTCAGCTCGATCTCTTCCCAATCAGCCGGGTTGAGTACGATGGTGTCGGCGTTGTATTCGGATAGAGCAGCCTGGGTGATGGCGCGGCGGATGGTGTCGACGTTGGTATCACCGGAAACAGCGCGGTTGTAAGCCGTGTAGTTGCCGGAATCCAGCAGGCCGGAGATGTTGGAGCCGGTACCGTCACCATTCAGAAGCTGATCTTCTTCTTCCAGCTTCAGGCCGTACATCAGGCGGCCATTGATGTAACCCTGCAGCTGCGGAGCGTCATCAAGAACCTGCTTCGATACGGGAATCCAGTGCGCCAGGGTCACGACAGGCGCATTTGCCAGCGTGAAGGTGATGCCGGATTCAGGCTTGGTCACGTTTTCACGGTTCGGGCTGGAATATTGCGGACCGGCGTTGTTGGTGAACACGTTTTCACGCGTGAACTGGATCAGGTTGGAACTGGTGCGCCCAACAGGCAGAACATCGCGGATGGTCAAGCGGCGCTCTGGGGTCGTGATGATGCCGGGAACCCGCATATCTTGAACTAGCGGCTGATTCTGACCGGTAGCATTGACGATGGCCGTCTTGAGCTCCAGGCGAGCAGTACCACCGCGACGCTCAACAGCAGCTTTCCATGCATCGGATTTCAAGAACATGTCGCCGATGGATTCCACCACGGTTTCGGGGTTGTCCTTCTTGGCGCTCATCTTCTGTTCGAGCTCCAGGCACTTGTCGGTCAGCTCAGTTGCTTTCGCAGAGAGCTTTTCCAGCGCGGCCTTGGTTTCGGTGGACAGGGATTTGGCGTTGTCGATCTCGCTGTTCGCCTTCTCCATGAACCCTTTCAGCTCCTTGGTTGTGGCGAGCAGTTCGGTCTGCTTGTCAGCCAGAGCCTTGATTTCCGTCGCGCTGATGGTGTTGGAGTCAAACAGCACAGCACCGATGCTGGCCATGTAGGCGAAGATCATGTCGTTGACGGTTGCGGCCAGTGAATAACCGATGGCAACGCCTTCTTTGGCAACTGCTGCAGTGGCATTTGCAACGGAGGCGAAGCAGAAAGCCATGCAGGCAGCGATGGCGCTCAAAGTCATTTTCATTTCAATTCCTTTCGGGCATAAAAAAACCGCCTTTCGGCGGTCGTTTTGGAGTTGTTTGCCTACTCTATGAGGGAAGGCAGGTTGATCAGTCGTTTCAGTTCTGCGGTCGCTGCTTCGTCTAGGCCGGTCTGAGGCTCACCCCCAAACACTTGCTTTGCTCGGGCCAGCACCGCAACGGCGAGCCCTTTCGAGAACCCCCCTGCATCGCGCAGGAAGGCTTCCAAATCTTTTATGTCGTTCACATGCTCCAATTCGCTCTTTACAGTGCCCAAATCTACCCGCGCGGAGTCATCGGCAGGAAAAGTGACTATGGATATTTCACGCAGCAAAGACACATTCTTGATGAGGATGCCGGTTGAGCCAGCTTTGTCCTCCCAATCATCTTTTGCCAATCCGATTCCAACAGAAATGCCGTCAACAGTGCCGTGGCGCATGGAAGAACGCAGATCGTCCGCACGAGAATGGTTGGGAGTCAGCTCACCAGCGACAAACAAGCCTTTGCTGTCAGTGCCGAGCGAGAGCCATTTGCCAACTGGCAAGTCGAATTTTTTGTGGTTCTCAAACATCTTTGGCATACGGGCGCGTTTTTCGCTGATTTCTCGAATCACGTTGTCGTATGCCCCTGGCGCTATCGTGTCTCCATAGGTGTCTACGCCGTAATACGTTGAGGCATAACCCTCAAATACAGCGTCGTTATCAGACTTGAATTTCAGGTCAAATTCACTGAGAGATAGGGTCTTGTGGAGCATTTCCGCCTCCTTTGATCTTGCCCAGCATGTCGAGCGGGGCCAAGTTGGTTTGAGCCGTAAGCACATCCCCGCCTGTCTTAGGTGGCAGGTTTTCGAGCTGGCGGGCTTCGTTTCGGTCATAAATGCCGTTTTGAACGGCTTTCGCGTATATTTCCATCCGGTCTTTGAGGCTGGCGCGTAACAGAGCGTCGAGGCTGAATTCCACGCTGTATTTCACGCGTTGCTCGGCGGTCAGTAAGCGCATTTTCAGCACCTGCTCGAAGCCCACCAGCATCGGGCGTAGCTTGAACTTGTAGAAACCCTCGATCAGGGCATCAATGCCGGTGCCCCAAGTGGTCGTTTTGGCAGTGTCGTTGATCAGAACTGAACTGATACCGAACCAGCGGGCAATGTCCTCAACGCTG